ACTTCAAAAACTCGTTATCGTCTGTACGAGAGAGCCAACAATTGGGAGTCAGCTATACCAATGTGGAAGCCGAACGACCTATCGGTTCGTTCAATTGCAGACTGTACAAACAGGCTTCACATCGGTACTGACGTAATCACGTTTCTTTCACAGGACGCCGTAGACCCTATATACAACTGGCTCCTTCGGAAAGGAATTACCACAACCGTGTTGTATTACCCGTCAGCCAAAGAGTATGCTCTCGACCTGCGTTACAACCGGGGAATAAAAACTGTCTACGTTGCCAACGACGATGATGCTTTCACGATAGGCTTACGAGCTCACGTCGTTCAACCAAACACTGCTTGGAGAATTTGATGGCTTCCAGTGAGCTGTATCTCGTTTCAAAAATCATTCAAGAAAAAGACATGACGACGCCAGTGCGAGCAGGACTAAAGCCTGATCACTTCACTGGGTCGTGGGTAGAGGTGTGGTCTTGGCTACTTGACTTTCAAAGAACACACGGAGCAGTACCGACTGAGCGGGTATTCTCACAAGAGTTTGGTGACATTCATTTGGAGGATGCATCAGGCGAAACATTCTCCAGATTGATCGATGAGGTTCTGTCTGCTTATCGGCAGAGAACCATCATGGATTCTTTGTCTCACGCCATACCTGCAATCAACAACAATGATATTGACGACGCAATGGCCGCTCTTGCGGCTGGTCTACAGAAAGCGTCAGTTGAATCGTCAAGACTTCGTGACATTGATATCATTCAAAACTGGGAAAACCGCATGTCTCGTTACGAAGAGATGCGCAACACACCAAACGCTTTGCGTGGTATACCAACAGGGTTTCATGGTCTTGACAGAATCACTCACGGACTACGCCCACAACAGTTTATTGTCTTTGCTGGAGAGCCCAAGCGAGGAAAGTCATTGTTTGCTTTGATCTTGGCTAACTCAGCACACATCCACGGCAAGAGACCATTGTTTGTTTCGTTTGAGATGAGTATTGAGGAACAGGAAGCTCGGTACGACTCACTTATTTCCAGAGTTCCTTACACACGGATACTTTCAGGAGATTTGTCAAATGCGGACATGGCAAAAATCAAGCGTGCATTGAGTCTCCGAAAGAACATGCAACCGTTTGTGTTTAGCGAAGACACATCTTCTCTAACTACTGTCACAGCTCTGGCTGGCAAAGTACAGGAGTATCAACCGGACTTGCTTGTTGTCGACGGTGTGTACTTGATGGACGATGAAGAGGGTGAAGCCAAGGGTTCCCCACAAGCACTGACCAACATCACTAGAGCACTAAAGCGACTTGCCCAACGGTTTGACATTCCTGTCGTAGCCACTACTCAGGTTCTCTCTTGGAAGCTACAGAACAGAAAGACAAGAGCAGTTACAGCTGACGCAATTGGTTACACCTCGTCGTTTGCACAGGACGCTGACTTGATCCTTGGTGTAGAGCGCAACCCAGACGTTGATGATCAAGCAATTATCAGAGTTGTCCTAGCAAGAACTGCACCAACTGGAGAAGTGCATGTAAAGTGGGACTGGTCTACTATGGAGTTTGAGGAAGTAAACGACTATGACGACTACATCAACCCCTCATTCGATTAACATCGCTCAAGTCCTAGAGTCAGTGGGCGTAGAGATCAAGCGAGTTGGTGAACGAGAGATCACCGGTAAATGCCCTGTTCACATTAGGACGGTTGGGCGACATGACAACTCCCCGTCATGGAGCATGAATGCCAACACCGGACTATGGATTTGCTTTTCCTGCGGAGCCAGAGGGTCTTTGTCCTCACTTCTGTACGAACTGACTGGTGGAGCCAACTCTCTTGACATACAGAAGATGTTGGTTGAGTCTTCTTTTGAAGCCCTAAAAGCACCAAAGATCGTACAAGAAGAAACCTACGTAGATCGAGATGTGTTCTTTGGGTTCGCAAGAGTACCAGAAGCTTTGTGTGAGTCAAGAAACCTTGACCCAGAGCTAACGCACAAGCATGGCGTTAGGTGGAACAAAGATCACAGAGCCTGGGCCATACCGATAATGTCGCCAACAGGTCGCTTAGAGGGTTGGCAAGAGAAGAAGCATGGTAGTGTGCTGAACTACCCAAACGGAGTAAAAAAGTCCAAGACTCTATTTGGCATAGAACGCTTTAGAAGCACTACAGCTGTACTTGTTGAATCGCCATTGGACGTAGTTCGGTTTGCATCTCTTGGGTTAGATGCTCAGGCATTAGGTACCTTCGGTGCGTATGTATCTGATGAACAACTAAGATTAACTTTGTATGTCGCTGATAGAATTGTTGTAGCTATGGACAACGATGACGCTGGGATTGCTTCTAGTAAAAAGATTTACAAAGCAATAGGTACACCAAGAGCAGGGCTTTTGTGGTGGAACTACAGTGGTTCAGACTGCAAGGACATAGGTGACATGGAAGACGAGGAAATTAAGGTAGGATTAGATACCGCAACTGTCCTACCACCTTGGATTACCTAACATGTTTACAGGATCTCTATACCCATACCAAGAAGAGTCTGTCGAAAAAATGCTCGACAGAGGCCAAGTGCTACTCGGGCTTGTGATGGGCGCCGGTAAAACCGTAACAACTATTGCCGCCATAGAATCCCTTTTTGAGAGTAACGAAGTAGATCGTTGTTTAGTTGTTACCCCAGCGTCGCTGAAGTACCAGTGGAAGCGTGAGATTGAAAGGTTTACAAACTCACGTGTAGTTGTAATCGACGGTACTGTCAAAGCACGCGAACGCTGTTGGAAATCAGCATTATCAGCTCGCTATATCATCGTAAACCCTGAGTGTCTATTGCGAGACCTTACCTTGTTTAAAAAGGTAGATTGTCAGGCAATTGTTGTTGACGAAGCAACTATGCTTAAGTCACGGGTTAGCAAGAGATCAAAGTTAGTTAAAAAGATTGCTAAGCCGATGCTGTACCGGTACGCCCTTACAGGACAGCCTATTGAGAATAAACCTGAAGAACTGTTTTCAATAATGGAATTCGTAGACCCAACGGTTCTTGGCCCGTTCACAGACTTTGACCGCACATTCATTGTGCGTGATCACTGGGGTAAGCCCTTAAGGTACAGAAACTTAATGGAGCTGCACAACTCCTTGTCACACTGCATGATCAGAAAGACTCGTGAAGACATCGCTGATCAACTTCCTGAGATTATTCACCAAGTAATCCCTGTACCATTTGATGAGGCTGGGGCTTCCCTCTATAGGTCAATCGCAAAAGACTTGTTGTACCATCTACAACAGGCTATGTCTAAACATGGTGGGTCTTTTAACCTATGGAAGCACTACAACGATCCTGAGTCTAACGAAGCCCAGGGACAGATTATGTCCAGGTTAACGGTGCTAAGGATGCTGTGTGATAACCCACAACTAGTGGTTAGATCCTCAGAAATTTACGCCGATCCAAAGAGGCCTGATGAAGGCAGCGCTTATGCTCATGATATCTATTCTAGAGGACTCATGTCTAAGGTTACGGCGTCTCCAAAATTAGATGCAGTGGTCGAGTATATCGAGGAAGTTCTCTCCGCCGATCCCAAAAACAAAGTAGTTTTGTTTTCCTTCTTTAAGGAGAACCTAAGACTGATTCAACAAGCAACTTCAAAGTTAACGAACAGCGTTCTGTTCATGGGTGGTATGAGCGCTGAGGAAAAAGACAAGGCAAAACAGCTATTTGGAAACGATCCAGACACACGTCTGTTCTTATCTTCTGATGCTGGGGGATACGGAGTAGACTTGCCGATGGCAAACTACCTGATATCCTATGACCTCCCGTGGAGTAGCGGTAAGCTAGAACAAAGAGAAGCGCGAATAATCCGGTTATCTTCACAATTTCCCCATGTAACTATTGCAACTTTTGTTATGCAGGGTAGTATTGAAGAGAGACAGTATGAGATGCTGCAACAAAAGCGTTCAATTAACGAAGCGTTTGTCGATGGGAAACACCACGACCACAAGGGTGGGTTTGACATTACATTGGGTAGCCTCTCAAACTTCTTAAAACAATCACACGTATAGGAGAGACATGGAAAAGGTTGTTAAGATTATCCGTAGATACCCTGCTCAGGAGTTAGCCCTGATCAGCAAGGAATACAGTGACCTTAAGAGCTTAATTGATAAGTACCAGGTCAGACTAGATCAACTAAAGAAAGAGCTAAATGACCAAGCAGACACCTTTGGTGACGAGGATGACAAAGGACATAAGTGGCTGAGAGCTGGAGACTTCCAGATCAAAAGAGAGCGTCGTGTTTCGGTTAACCTAGATTCTAGGGAGGCTGAGTCATGGGCCAAGGAGAACAACATTTGGGATGATGTGTCTGAGGTAGTTAGAGTACTGGATGAAGATAAGCTTCTTGGTAAGGTATGGGAAAACCCAGAGCTAAAGCCAGCCCTAGACAACTTGTATGTAAAGAAAGAGACGTGGGCTTTCAAGTTCTCAGAAAGCAAGAGTTATGACGACGAGTGAAATCTACGAATGGTTAAAAGCACACGCTGTTGTGCATACTGCAACTGGTGGAACTTACGACGTAGTACGCTTTAAACAGGCAGTGTCCTTGATTGAGTTTTTGATGGAAGAACGTGACTACTGGAAGAACGCCTACATGGAGGCAACAAGTGCCACGCGATCCTCTTGACTTTTTCAATGATCTACCAGACTTCCCTGGAAAGACCCCACCAAAGAATCGTTCTTCAAAGAAGTCTGACAACCGACTTGACGACCGTTTCAACGGAGCAAAAGGTAAAGTCTTTAGAATTAGTGGTGAAGAGCGGGTGTTCTACACAGTAGGAGAACTTGCAAAATGCTTGAATCGTAAGCCAGTTACGATTAGGATGTGGGAGCAACAGGGGTGGATACCCAAAGCCACCTACAGAACACCCACGCCAAGGGGCGAACAAATTCCTGGAAAAACTTTGAAAGGTCGTAGACTTTACAGTTTGGAGCAGGTAGAGTTCTTGATGGATGCTCTTGAGCATTTCAAGATAGACGATCCCAACAAGGCCAATTGGGATGGTTTCAGAAAACACATAAAAAACAAGTGGCCCAACTAACAAGAGAAAAGAGAAAAACATGTCAAGATACGACGACGACGATACCGAAGTGATGGAAGAAGAAGCTCCTGTACGCCGACAGACAAAGGTAGTAGAGGACGACGACGCGGTATCTGTTAGTGCCGCGAGTGCCATCCGCCGTGGATGGGGAGCAGTAGAGCAGGCAAAGTCCGCAGACTCACCGTACGCCCAACGCCTTCGTGTTAGCGAAGAACCAATCATCATCAAGTTCCTTGAAGATGAGCCTTACGCTACCTACAGACAGCACTGGGTTGAGCGCTCAGGACAGAAGTCATTCACCTGCATTGCCGACCTCGACCCCAAGGGTTGCCCACTGTGCGATGCCGGTAGCCGTCCGTCAACACGGTTTGCGTTCAACGTTGTCTTGCTGTCTCCTGATTCAGAGCCAGTCCTGAAGTCCTACGAGGTTGGTCCTAGAGTCATTGACCAACTCAAGAACTTCCACGTTGACCCACGGCAAGGACCTTTGTCTAAGCACTTCTGGGCCGTAAGCCGTTCGGGTAAGGGTGCTACCTCCGCAACCAACCACCAGCTGGTCAAGGAGCGAGACCTAGAAGAGTGGAACATCGATACCCTGACTGAAGCAGACTTCAAGGTCATGAACAAGTCTGTGTACACCGCCGATATCATTCAGATCCCGTCCCGCAAGGACCTCATCCAGATTGCATTGGAAGATTTGTCTGACTGATATGTCACAACTCAACAACCACGTGGGGGGCCTCATGGCCCCCCACGTAGTATCTTCAATTGAAGAGCTTCACAAAATTGTCCAACACATCCAGAGTGTTGGCGCTTTTGCTTTTGACGTAGAAACACGCGGCAACGTAGAACGTCACAGTGATGTTCTTGCGTGGATTGAACAAGAGTGGAAGCAGCACGAAAGCACTCTGAAAACAACATCTGAGGATGTGTTGGCTAGATCTAAAGAGGCCATCATCACTAGGTGGCAAAACACTTTGGCCCTAGATCCAATGAGAAACGAAGTCTTTTGGATTGGCTTAGCAACAGAGGGTAAGTCCTGGGCCGTACCCATGGGCCACCCAAATGGTGAGATACTCGTACCAGAAGAACGGGGTGACGGTACAACCACACCACCTCTTGGTTACCGCAAAGTCTTAGCAAATGGCAAAGAGTCCATGGCAAAGGCTAGGTACTACATACCGGCTGAGTACTCAGCAGCTCCTGAGCAACTTTCACGTACTGACGTGTTCAAAGTTTTGGAACCAATCTTCTTTAGTGATGTTGTCAAGGTTGGCCACAACGTCAAGTTTGACGCCAGATCGATCCGCAAGTATTACAACGACCGCTTACCCGATGGGCCGTTCATCGACACGATGATTATCCAGCACATTCTCAATGAGAATCTTTCTGAGTACAGCCTTGACAAACTGATTGCCCACAATTTTGGGGGCTTTAACCCCTATCACATGGACGGCAAGATTGGTGCAATAATCACTCAGGTGCCATTCTCCAAAGCAGTTAGGTACGTGCACCTAGACGTAAAGTGGACATGGCATCTATACAAAGTCCTGTGGCAAAAGATCCAAAATAAAGAGCAGTTGCTTTCCTGCCTTCGGCAAGACATGGAGGTTATCCGTGTGTTGATGGACATGGAAGACAACGGGATACCCGTAGACCATCGCTCCATGACTAGGCTTGGCAAAGAGTTAGACACTCATCTAAATGAACTCTTGCTTGGGATGATGGATTACGCACCTCCTGGGTTTAACCCAGACAGCCCTAAGCACAAACAACAACTGTTGTTTAGCAAGAAAAGCGAGGGTGGTCTTGGGCTAAAGCCCACCAAGTACACCGACAAGGGTTCGGCATCGGTTGATGAAGAAGCTCTTCGCAATCTTGAAAGCAAACACCCTGTAGTACCGCTGCTTATAGACTGGGCAGAAACTAAAAAGATCAAGTCAACCTATGTTGATGGGTTACTTACCAAACTACACAAAGGTTCTCTGCACCCGTCGTTCCACCTGCATAGAACAGCTACTGGAAGACTTTCCTCCAGCAACCCCAATCTGCAAAACATCCCAAGAGACAGTAGCGTCCGTGGTTTATTCGTAGCTAACCCCGGCCATGTATTGCTAGTCGCTGACTACGACCAGATCGAGCTTCGTGTTATGTGCATGTTCTCCGGAGACAAAAAGATGAGCGAGTTTTTCTTGAACAACGAGGACATCCACGCGGGTGCTGCCGCTCTTATCCTAGGTAAGGATGTGTCTGAGGTTACCCCAGAAGAACGCCAGCTTGGTAAAGGTGTTAACTTTCTCACGGCTTATGGTGGTGGCCCTCAAAAGTTGGCAAGAACCACAGGAGTTGACGTAGAACACGCACGCTCCGTCATCGATCAGTACTACAAGCAGTTCTCTGGCATCACTAAATGGAAAAAGAGTGTTATTGAAGCAGGTATCAAGAATGGGTACGTTGAGACCATCTCAGGAAGACGGCGTAGACTGCCAGATCTGCGCTCGGATGACAGCATGTTAAAGTCCAGAGCAGAGAGACAGGCAGTCAACGCGGTGGTACAGGGTTCTGCTGCTGACATATGTAAGAAAGCCATGATTGATGTAAACAATGTACTAACTGGGACAGGATCAAAGATCTTAGTCCAGGTGCATGACGAACTAGTAGCCATGGTCCCAGAGCAGATAGTTGACGAGTTACAGCAAAAGTTTGTATTAGCTATGGGAGATGGTAACATTATTAATGGTATTCCGTTAAAAGTTTCATGCCACTCAGCGTATAATTGGTCGGAGGCGAAAGGGTGATGATGGCGTCAAGTCCAGTCGAAGAGCGTAACTTTTACCTCACCCTTTCTATACTTGAAGGGCAGAAGTTAGCGCATGCTGCAGGGTTCTCTGTTCCCTCTGCAGAAGTTCAAGAACACGAAATCATGGACATAATGCAAAAATGGTTTACTTTATCTCACGCAGGTATCCTAGACAGCGTAAAAGAATGCGCAAACTGGATGGTAAACATCCTGCGTGATACTAGCGATCTAGACGAGGACACCATTGTCTCTACAGAGAACATTATTACAGCCTTTGGTATAGCAGCCATAGCTCACCTAATTGACCAAGAGATGCTGAACATTGTCGAACCTGAGAAGTATGACCCATCATTAGTTGAAACTAATATTGTGTCACTGCTAGGATTCATGTTATCATCAGCACTATCAGATGACGATTACGACTTAGAGGAGGATGACGAGGATGAGCAGTGATTGGTGGTCTAAGAAACTTAGTGGTAATCCAACCACTTCTTCTAGACCCACAACTTCATCTATGCCACCGACTACAATCCCTATACGCCTACCGTCTGGGCTGACTCACTCTAATCCTCAGCCATACAGAGACACTCCACTACCTCAACAACCTGTATCAAACGAACCCATTACCATGGGTGAAGCCCTAAGACAACCGCATCTATGGGAAGGTCGAGGAGAAGCTGCTAAGAAGCAGGGGAATCTAACCTGCCCAGAGTGTGGTAGTGGTAACGTATTTGTGCGTACAGCTAAAGGTGGAAACACAACAATCAACGGTAACAGCCCAGCACCGCGATGCTTTGAATGCGGTTGGAATGGTATGTACGACCAAGCCTCCCAAGCTTCTTGGGGAGTATAACAACAAGGAA